ACACTCCAATCAAATGACTCATTTAATTTTTTTGCAATATAGTTATAGTCTTTTTGGGTATTAAATGATTTTAATTGATTTGCTTCAGATCTATCACAACCTTTATTGATTTGACTAAAAGCATCTTTACTTTTTTGTCCGGTTAATGAATCCCAATTTTTATAAAGTGCCGCAGCACCACCAGCCGCAAGACCAATACCAAGTAACGCTAACCAAAATTCATTTAAAATTTGTTTTTCTTCTTTAATAAATTCTTTCCTATATGCGTTATTATGCATTTCAAGAATTCTTTGTTTTTCATATTGGTCTAAATAGTATAAAGGTTTTTTCATAATAATGTATTTGCTTTTCCTCTTGTTAATTTATTTAATGATTTCCAAGTTACCTTATAATCAATCTGATTTGCAACACTTCTTGCTAAACCGGTTTCCCATTTTGTCACACTTGGATACCCTTCGCCACCACCACTTCCGGCAGCAGCAGCACCGCCAGCTTCTTGTTCGTCAATTTCACCATCACGATTATTTTTAAATGTAAATTTTTCCATAAGTGAAATTATATCTTCAAGATTTTCCATTGGTATCTTTTATTATAAATATATTTATGATTTGAAAAAAAATGGATAAATTAAAAAGTTTCCACTTTTGGTAATTTGTCTGGATTAACAATGTAATATTCATTTAAAAACGAAAATAAAAGATCTTCATCTATTGTTGGGAAATCGTCTTCAAAATCATCTTCGTCATCTTCATAGTCTGACATATCAAAAAAATCATAACTTTCTTCAATTAGATTATACCCAAACTCTTTTGAGTCGTCCAAATTGATAATATCGTTTCTTACTTCATCTTCAGAATCTATTGTAAGACGGAATGTTATTTCCATTCTTTTTGTGTCTTCATAAATGTAATAGGAAATAATTTCTCTAACTTCCATTATTATTTGATAATTCTTTTAAACATACTTAATGATTCGTCAAGTTTTACAATAAAATCTTCTTTCAAATCATCCGGTATATCTTTAATCAAATCCATTGACATTTTACTATCAAAATCAACTTCTTCATCGTCATCATCTTTTTCATAAATTTCTTCTTCGTAATATTCTTCATCTTCCTCATCATCTTCATATGAAAAATCATCATCGTAATCATCAGAACTTCCGTTAGAAAAGAATTCATATTCATCATCCATATCTTCAACATCATCAAAATCAACAGTTCCATTTTCCAAATCATCCGGTCCGTCACCAATCATATCAAGTGGTAAATGTGATTCATTTATTCCAATATTAGTATATGTTTTAACATTACCTTTATTCGATACAACAATACCATCTTTGTCGTTTGCAAAATCCTGAACATATAATGGTTGTGTGTTTGATTGTTGTCCAAATTGTGTTACATAACCATCATATATTGTTTTATGTTGATCCAAAATGTTATTTTTTTCATTTTGTGACATTTTAAAGAAATATTGATTCATTTTTTTTTGTTTTAATAATTTTTATTGAGTATGTCTCTTTTAGTTCTAACAAGGACAATTTTACCCTCATTTAATGATTCTTCATCATCGTTTGTTTCTACAACCTTTTTCCATTTATCAACATCACTAATGAGTGCTAATTTTGATCCTGTATACCAACTAACATAGTATATAGTATCACCTTGTACATCACTAACTGATTTAACAACACCTGGTGTTCCAGGGCTAACTGGTGAAAATTCATCATCCATTTTCACACAAATTACTTGATCCCCCACTTCCAGTGGAGCATTATTGATATATTTTATTTTTTTTGCCATACAAATATAAATATAGCGAAATATTTATTTAGTATGAAGATAATAGTAAAAGAATCTCAATATAGAAGAATTATTCTTGAAGAGAGTAGATTTGAGGTTAAAAAAAAATTAAGTGAAATGAAAAATTTCTTTGATGGTTTGAGTGAAAACATCAAAAACCAGATTGGTTTGGATTTATCCTTTTTATCAACTTGGGGTGTTACCATAGCTGGATTTGTTAAACCGGTTCAAGATTTTATTGAAAATCGTTTTGATGGAATATCAAATGATGATTTGATATTAATGTCTGTTGGTTTGATTTTAACATATTATCAATCAAATAAAGATAGACTTAAAAAAGTTTTGGATGAAGTAAAAGATAGAGGTTTAGTTAATGAATTTGAAACTATGTTAAGTTTTGGTGAAAAATTAAGAACAGTATTTGTTTCGTTTATTGAAAGTTTGGCAATCCCAGTAAGTAAATATACAAATATTTTAGCATACACATTTGTTATACCATTACTTGTTGATTTATTTCATTTAGCCCAAGGTAATGGTGAATCATTTGAACCTTCACAATTTATAAAAAGAATTATTGGTTATTTTACCCTTAATATTGGTGGTGAACTCGTAAAAAGAATTTTACTTGCGATTGTAAGAAGGTTTAAGTCTTGATTTATTTATTCTTTAAAAGAATAGAAATAACTTCTTCAATTTCCCTGTCATTCAAATTATGAATATCTCTATTTTTTTCAAACCACTCTTCAACAACATCATTAAATGGTTTTTTTGTTAATTTTGAAATTCTTTTAAATCCAAAAATCTGAGCGTCAATTTCTTCTGGTTGTGTATAATAATTAAAAGAATCTTCTTCTTCTGGTTTATCCAAATCAAAAAGATTATTTAATTTTTGATAGATATGTCTTAATTCGTGACTAACAACTTCATTTAACTCACCAATAATATTATATAATAAAGTTTTTTTGTTTTTTGGGTTGTATGTGATTTTAATCGATATTGTATCTTCTTCTCGCCAATAACTACCATCAATCTTAAATTCTTTTATCTTATCACTTTCTTCAATTTCAACTTCAAATGTTATTGGTATTGGTAAGTCAGTAAATTCATAAAAAATTTCACCATTTAAATCTTCTGGTAAATAAAACATACCTTCATCGTTGTCTTTAAAAATAGTTGTGATGTCTTTCACAATAGTTCTTATAACATTTCTTAATTCTGATTTATTTCTTTCTAATATAACATTATTAGACAATTCTTTAATTTCAACAACTAAATCACCTTTCCCTTTAATTACTCTATGATACATTCCTTTTGGTATGAAAATTATTTGACCTTCTTTTAATTGTTTTGGAATTTCATTATCTAATTGAATTTGCCAACCATTTGATTTAATAATTTTTACTTTTCGGTCTTGTTCATCAAAATGCCACTTTAATTCTTCATTATTAACATTTTCTTTAAATAATCTTTTTTTGATGTCATTTTCTTTAATTTCATCAAATGGTAAATCATTATTATTTTCTTTTTTAGATTCTAAAGGTGGGTTTAAAAGAAATTTTTCATTTAACCATTTCCTTAATTCATTCTCAACAAAAAATTCTGGAACAACTTCATCGTCTGGTTTTTCAGATGCAATTTCTGCAATATATCTCGCGAATTTAACCTTTAATTTATCATCAATCATTGTCATTAAACCATCAGAAATAAAAAATATTTTTGATAGAGGATCTGTTAAACTTAATTCACCTTCAACAAGATTAAAAAGTTTCATAACTGTTTTACCCCACCAAGTTTTGTATCCAGTTGTTTCTTCAATTCCAGGTCTAAATATTTTGTTAAACGCTCTTAATATCGAACCAGTAAATCCGGCGATAGATAGTTGTGGAAAAAACCAAGGTAGGATTCTTAATGTTGCTTTATACCCACCTTCACCAATGTGTTGTATTAATCTTTTTGCTTTGGCGTTCGTAACTATTTCTTTTAATTGTCCGAATGTGATTTTCCCTTGTGCGCTACAAAATTTCTTTGCATCACAAATGTTTTTAACAGCTCTTTCAGATGGTTCAATTTCTTCCATCAATTTATATTTTTTTTGTAATGACATATATTACCAACTTCTTGATGATTTTAACCCTAATTTTTTTCTATATCTTGAAACATTACACGCCCAGTATCCTGCTTTTGTTCTATCTTTTTTCTGGTCGCATTTATGTCGAGCTCTAAATGATTTTGCTCTTGCTTTATTTGCATTCTTCACTCTTAAATTTGGGTCACCGAAGGTTACTTTCTTAATATTACCACTTGGTGATTTAACATATACAGCAAATTTCTTAGGACCACCTGGTGTTCTAAATGGACTGTTTAGTTTAACATTTTTACCTCGATGTTTTGCTTCTGTAATCGGTATTTCAAGTTCAATTGGTGCGTCTAACCAAACTTCATCACCATTTTCAAGAATAACCTTTTTACCCAAGTCACTTTCAACAATCCATCTATCTTCTTCGTTTAATTCAATTAAACCACTATTATATAATCTTCTAACTTCATTTATTAAATTAAAATATTCATCAGAGTAAATTCTAAAAATATTTTCAGACAATGGTATATTATTAACCAAATGATATTTTAAATTTTCAGACACTTTCACATTTTCAACCAGATTCATAGATTGAGAATATATCTCAAGTAATGATTTTCTAATTATATTTTCTAATATTCTCATACTAATTGATATTTATTTGTATAAATACTTTGTATCTTAATAAATAAAACATATTTATAGTAAATACTATGAAAAGAAACAGATTAAACGAAAGAGATTTAACACGAATAATAACTCGTGTTTTAAACGAACAAGAAACCCCAAGTTCGGAAAAGAAATCAAAAAAGAAACAAGATATTAAACCAAGATGTATTCCGGAAAATGTTGTCCCACTAAATGAAATTGTTGGGTTTGCTGATGAATATGTAAAATACGCACCCGGAATTAAAAAAAGAAGATCAGGTGTAAATTCAATGGTTGATACTATCGGTATTCTTAATAATATTAGATGGGCTAACGATGTTAAAGATGGTGGTGCTCATTTGGCTTATGAAATGATGAATAATTTAAATCGTTTTAGAAATAAAAACTTTTATGATGAAACAACTGGTGATTGTCATAAAGCGATGGATAAAATTCTTGAGTTATATAAGGAAAACGAACACGGAACAGAACTTGTGAAGGATATTGAAAGGGTTTTGGCTTTACAAACAAAAGATGATGAATATACACCATCACCAAGAGCTAAAGAATATTTAAAACAATGTATCAACCTAATTAAAGGGATATAAAAGTTTGCTTAGGACCATTACTGGTTATGGTAATGTT